CCGTTGCGCCCGTAGCACCCTGAGGTCCAGTTGGCCCTGTGGGTCCGGTTACACCTGTTGCGCCAACACTTCCTGTTGCACCACTTGGTCCAGTGGGACCTGTCGCACCTTGTGGGCCTGTTGCACCTGTTGAGCCAGTAGCACCCGTTGGACCTGTTGCGCCTGTTGCGCCTTGTGTTCCTTGAGGACCCGTTGCGCCCGTAGCACCCTGAGGTCCAGTTGGCCCTGTGGGTCCGGTTACACCAGTTGCGCCTGTCGGGCCAGTGGGTCCCGTTGCGCCAGTCAATCCTGTGTCGCCCTGAGGTCCCGTCGGTCCGGTAGCGCCAATTGCACCAGTTGGACCAGTTGGGCCTATGTCACCAGTTGCGCCTGTCGGGCCAATAGCACCTGTCTCGCCCTGTGCGCCAGTTGGTCCAGTTGGGCCAATCTCTCCTTGTGGTCCAGTTGCGCCCGTGGGTCCAACTTCGCCTGTTGCACCAGTAGGTCCAGTAGGACCTGTTGCGCCAGTGTCGCCTTGTATGCCTTGCGGTCCAGTTGGTCCTGTGGGGCCTGTCTCGCCCTGAGGGCCAGTTGCGCCAGTTTCTCCGGTAGCACCTGTGGGACCTGTTGCGCCAACTGCACCAGTTTCACCCTGGGGTCCGGTCGCGCCAGTAGGACCGATGTCGCCTTGGTTGCCTTGAGGACCAGTTGGTCCAGTGGCTCCCGTTGGTCCAGTTGCACCAGCTTCGCCTGTTGCACCCGTGGGTCCAGTTGGGCCGACTTCACCTTGAGCTCCAGTTGGGCCAGTAGGGCCGACTTCACCTTGGGGACCAGTAGCCCCTGTCAGGCCAGTTTCACCTTGCGGTCCAGTGGGTCCGATTTCACCTTGCGGTCCAATCGGGCCAGTCGGGCCGATTGCGCCTTGCTCACCCTGGGGACCTGTGGGACCCGTAGCGCCCTGTGCGCCAGAAGGTCCCGTTTCACCAGTCGGACCCGTAGCACCAACAACACCCTGTTCACCCTGAGGGCCAGTTGGGCCTGTTGCACCTTGAGGTCCCGTGGGACCTGTCGCACCCTGAGGTCCCGTCGCTCCGACTGCACCTTGCGGTCCTGTCGGTCCTGTCGCTCCGACAGGCCCACTTGGACCAGTAGCGCCAGCAGGGCCAACCTCACCCTGTGGACCTTGAGCAGCGGCAGATGAGACAACAATGCGGTCACCGTCATCTTGCACGGTAACTTTGGTCTGCTCTGGGTAATTGATAGCAATACCCATCAGCGCGTCACCTCAGGTGTGACAATCAGCGTTCCCTCAATAAGTCGAGTCACTTCATTGGAAGCACTAACCAATTCAAGGTCGTAGACATATTGCGCTGCTGGAATGTTCGCCGTTGTTCCGGCAGGAACACTTATGGTTACTTCACCTGTCGTGCCGCCAAGTATGATTCCCGACCCATCTGCAATGTCAAGAACGGCATTTGCAGCATCGTAACTTGTGCGCGCTTGCATACGCGCGTCATAGTTTGTCAAGTCAATAGGCTGACCTTCAGCGTTTTGATAGGTCATTGACACGTTCCAGGTGGCGCCCTGGCTCAACGTCAAGTTCAGAATCCCAGGCGCAACACTCATCGTGACTCCAAGTTTTCGTCAAGATTGCGCACAGGGTAAGCAGCAGTCGGGTCCATGGCATCAAAGTTGCTGGCGGCTTGCAGCTGCACAGTGGGCAAGCCAGTGTGCTCAATCTCCGGCAGGCCAACGATGCCCAGCACATCCTCAGGCTTGAAGCCAACCTGGATCAACCGCACTGCGTTCATCACGCGCTTATCAACCTCAACCAAGTTGGCAGCGGTAACGTTCACGTTAGCCAGCGGCACACGGTGTTCATCGCCACCATCAACAGGGGCCAAGTCCTCAAGGCGTCGCACATCATTGATGCTGAACGCGCCCATTTGGACGGCGGTGCTGTAACCGCCCATGCGCGTCTGGAAGTCGCCACGCAGCAAGCCGTCAAGGTTGATGCGGTAGAAAGCGTCGCCAGGCAGCAGCGATGTCAGTGCAGTCTCAATCTTGGAGATGTAAGGCCGCAGCGTGTATTGGCTGAACTGGATAGCGTTCTGCTCAACTGATGCGTAGGACATCGCGCCAGGGGTAGTCACCTGGAGCATGTGCGGTGGAATACGGAAGATGCGCGCCACTTCCTCAACCGCAAATTGGCGAGACTCAAGCATTTGAGCCTCATCAGGATTCACACCAGTCTTGACAAACTTAGAACCGCCACCGAGCACGCCGACGCGGTGCGACTTGTCCACGCCTCGATGCGTTGCCTCAAACGTGGTCTTGAGTTCAAGAGCCTGCTCACGACCGATCATGGCTGGCGTTTCAATGATGCCGCTAGTGACAGAGCCTTGACCAAAGAACCGCGCGGCAAACTCAGTCAAAGCTTGCGCCATGCCAAGCGTGTCTTTCAGTTCCTCAATGCGGCTGATGCCACGCAGCGAGCCAGGCTTCTTCAGCTCTGTGATGTGCAGCATGTCTTGGCGGTCAATGATCGTGCGGTTGTTGTGCAAGTATTCAATGAAGCCTTCGCGGTTGCGGCGCACTTCCACCATCGTGGGATCAAGAACCACAAGCGCGGTCGGCAAGCCGCTATTGGGGCCGGACGTTGCGCGATAGACGCGCACAAAGGCATTGCCGTCGAGCAGCAAAGACACCATGATCTGCTGCAAGAACTCGTCTTTGCTGGTTCCAATGTCAGGCTGGTAGACCCACTCAGGGCGAGGACGATAGGGGACGCGCTGACCATCAATACGCACAAACGTGTCCACAGGCAGGGTGCTGATGGTGTCTGACAGCAACCGCACAGCGGCATACACCGCCGACACCTTAAGCGCCTTGGTCTGATCCATCGGCACACCACTAGGTGTCAGGTATGACCAGTCAGCGCCAGAGGCAAACAGCGATTGATACGAGACTGCGCGTGCCTCGGACCCAAGACCCAACAAACGACCAAGCATCAGCGGCCCTTCCCGACTGACTCAACAGCCAGACCCAGCACCGTCAGCGCGATACCGCCCACGATGAAACCTGCCGCAGGTGCAATGAGGGCGGCTCCGGTGACAACACACACCAGGCCGAAAACTTGCAGCAAGCCGCCCATGGAAACTCCTAAGCAATAAAGAATGGTTCAGCCTGTGTCGGCTGTTCTTGGTAATTCATGGCGCGCTCTAATGCCATGATGGAAGCCACGGCAGCATCAATCTTGCGTGGACTGGATTTGGTTTCTTTGTAGATCCGCACGCCTCGTGCATCAGACTTGAGCACGGCATTACTAACGTGCCGCGTTAGTACCGCATCACTGCTGTGCGACATTTGACGCTCAAGCACCATGGTGGTGAAGCGCTGCGTGGCGGGTGTCATGCGCGCTGCTGACTGAGGGAACTCTGTGACAGGCAAACCCTCGGCAGCCAGGATCTCCAATGACCTAGCCCACAGGTGAGGGTCAGCGGTGATCTCGACAACCTGCCAACGTAGGCACGCTGTCCTAATGGCTTCCTCAACGTCAAGAATTGGCACGGTCCACTCAGTGTCACCAGGTGGACGCTCCCACGCGCCAGCGATCTGCAAGTGTGGAAAGTGCTCAACCGATACAGCCGCAATCACTGTTGAGTCACGAGAGTATGAACCGTCAAGGGCCAGGACTACGCGCGTGCCGTCAGGTATCTCACGAGACTGCGCGCACTCATCCCATGCCAACTGCGGCAACCATTGACCCTGAATAGATACAGGGCGGTTGAACCAGTAGCGCTCCCACTCGGCAGGCGAGGTCTGTGGATCGTCGTAGGAATCGGCAATCGCAGCAAGGTCAAGCCAGTCTGACGCTGGGCCATACACCTCTTGCAAGCCTGCAACGCGGTCACGCTTCTTGGTTGCGTCCCACTTAGGTGAAGCCTGGCGATGATCGAACAAAAGGCCAGCGTCAGCGGTCCGGCCCTCAATGACTGCCTTGGCGTATTCGTGCGTTCCCTCGGCAACAGAGCCTTCGCCAGGCGCGTACATCGTCGTGGTTTCTAGCGCCCAGCCGGATGCGATCTTGCGCTTGAGCAAGTTACGCAGCACGACTTGGTGCAGACGCTTCAGCCGTGGCAGCACCCACAGGTGGGTTTCATCGAACACCACAAACGTGGACTTGCCACCGTCCTTGGAGGAATCAGCAGCAGACTCAGGCGTGATCTGGCCGCCTTGCGGCAAGATGATGCGCGTCAAGCCAACGTCAATGCCAGGGTAATCAGCGCGCAACTTCTCTGAGCTTGAACAGATGAACCGCACCGCGTCGTAGGTGTTGCCTGCTTGCCCGTACTCGGTAGCAAAGCACAGCACCTCAGGGCGCGTGACAGGCTTGCCGACAGGCTCACCCTCGTCATAGGCGTAGCCCCAGGCAGACACTTCACCAGCCTTGGCGAAGTGCGAGAACCGAACAGGGCCGATTGCCTCAGCCACAGCAAGGAACGCAGCGAGCTCAGACTTTGCCCGACCCTTAGGCCGCGAGATCACAGCCCTGCGGATAGCGCGCTTGCCGTCAGCATCAACCTCATAACAGCGCAGAATGAATGAAGCAAACTCATCATCGAGTGCAATCGCTTGGCCCTCAATGTCACCAGGGCCATGGATTAGATAAGTCTCAATCCAGTCCAGCAGCGCGAAGCCAAGACTACGCATTGACCACAGCCACCAGGCGCGCCTTGCGATCTGCGCTGACCTTGGGCTGCGTGGGAGCCTCTTGCACCTCGGACTCAATATCAATCTTCAAGCGCAAGCGATCCTCAGGCGATGCGCCGAACTTGGCGACACGCAACCGCAACTCAGCAGCCACGCCAGGATTGCCAGCCCACAACTCATTGTGAAGCAGCGCAGTGTCAAGCAGAAAGTCCCAGTCGGTTGCAGTGAACGTCTGCGAGATTGGCGAAGTTCGCCAGGTATGCCACCAGGCTGCCGTGCGCTCATGCCACGCTGGACCCTCAGGAAGATCAGGGCCACGCACCTGCCCGTCATCGGACACCTTGACAAACTCGGCATCACGGCGCGCAGTATCATTAGGGCGCGAGCGCTCACGCTTAGGGGCAGGGCCACGACCAGGCATTACCAATTGCTCACAAACATGGACACTCCAACGGCGCAGGGTTACAGTGGAAACATGGGGGTATTCGGTAGAAGCAAGACAGCGAGCACCGCGCGCATCCTCAAAACAGGCAGCGCGGTCAATGTGGTGGACGTAGATCCAGGCTTCCTTGAATGGGTACGCACACGACCAGCCAAGGGCAAGAGCCACACCGCCACAGTGCGCCTAGACCTTGAAGGCGGCGACATCCTTGTGCGCGCAGGTGACGGCAGCGTGGTTGGACGCATGACGCCTGATCGAGTCAAGCACTATTTGGGGGAATTTGAGCAGTTGCGCAAGCGTGGGGAATACGGGGTTGCCGAGATTGAAGTGAGCAGGGCTGACCTCAAGCCACGTTGTCAATTACTCATCAACGCTGACGCGGCTTGCCGCGATGGCGGTATCCTATGACTTGCACGCGCAAAACTTAGGG